GTCCGCTACGATTGAACCATAAGTTTCACTAACATGAAATCGATACTTGCATCGACAAACCGATCGCGGCACAGTGCCCTCGGGACCGCCGGCAACCTCCCGTTCGCCGCGACGCAAGGCTCCTGTAGCGGCGCGCGATAAATCGGCCGCCGTGGCGCGATAAATCGATCACGGCAAATTTTGCGGCCATCGCAACGAAATGGCGACGGCCGCAAGCCTACCAGGTCCGGTAGATCAGCTCCCCGGTCTCGCGGCGCTGGGACCCGCCACCGACCGAGTACCGGATACCGACCTGCTCCATCCGGAAGCTCCGGAACGCCTGCCGCATGTCGGCGTGGTCGTTGATCGTCAGCACCGCCTGTCCAGCCAGGCCCCGCATCGCCGCCGCCAAGGCGTCGTAGTCCTCGCGGGGGAACGGGGTGCCGTAACCCTGGACCTGCCAGTACGGCGGGTCCAGGAAGAACAGCGCACCCGCCCGGTCGTACCGGGCGATGCACTCGCGCCAGGGAAGATGCTCCACCGTCACGCGTGCCAGCCGCAGGTGCGCCTGGCTGAGGTCTTCCTCCATTCGAAGGAGGTTGATCCGCGCCGGCTGGCCAGCAGCTACGCCGAACGTCTGCCCGACCGCCTTGCCGCCAAATGTGAGCTTCTGGAGGTAGTAGAAGCGCGCCGCCCTTTGGATATCGGTCAGCGTCTCCGGCGCCTGCATCTGCGCCCATCGGAACATTTCCCGGCTGGCCAGCGCCCAACGGAACTGCCGGACGAGCTCGTCGAGGTGGTGCTGCACGCACCGGTAGAGCCGCACCAGCTCCCCGTGCGTGTCGTTGAGCACCTCGGCATGCGCTGGCTCTTTGGCCAGCAGGAGCGCGGCGCCGCCGCCGAACACCTCAACGTAGCTGTCGTGCGATGGGATGTCAGAGAGCAGGTACTTCAGCAGCCGGCGCTTTCCGCCGGGCCAAGCGATGATCGGTCGAGCCATGAATCTCCGGTCCTGAGACTGATGTGCGCCACGCTCTCTCTGCCCGCGCGGGCTGGAGCCGTGGCCGGCTCGCGGACCGACCTCCGCGTGTTGGCGACCAGGTCGACGTTGACGCGTCGACCTGGTCGCTCCATCTACTATCCACCCGCCGCAGTCAGGCGTCATGGGTACCAGGCCACAGCAGCTACGCTTGCGGCGTGTACTCGACGAAGCACGACAACACGGACACGTAGCTACCGGGCGACCCTGGCCACACCACAGGCGGGTTCGCGAAGTTGAAATCGGTCGCCAGCCGCGTCGCGCCGGGCGACCCGACGGGCGCATCGCTGGCCTCCATCACGCGCGCGTCGCTGCTGCAAACCGCGCCGATGTAGTACGTGCCGACGGGCAGCGGCTCCGGGAGCGGTGCCGCTACCCAGTCCGGCGTCGCCGGGACGACCTGCGGATCGCTGACCATGACGAGCGCACCAGGCTCGCCGCCCGCCGACTGCAGGACCACGCCGCGCATGCTGCAGGCGCCCGCGAAGTTGAGGCGCAGGAAGTGATAGAGGACGAGGTCGCGCGCGGCCTCCGGAAGCGTGAAGCGCGCGACGACGCATCGGCCGTTGCTGGTCCCGAACGAGTGCGGTCCGCGTGCCTCGTTGCCGAAACGGCGGCGGATAGGCGGCATGTTGGCCGGCCAGACCTGCACGCCGTTGAGCCGTGCATCAATCGCCTCGCGTCCGTCCAGGCGGATTGCGAGAGCGTCCGCGAGCCTCACGATCCGAACCTGATGTAGAGCACGCCCGGCTCCTCGTCCGGCGGATACGCCTCGACGGCCGCGATAGAGGTCATGCCGATGAGCTGGCCAGGACCAGGCGGTCCAGGTAGTCCTGGTGGACCTGGTGGACCTGGTGGACCGGGCGGCCCAGGAACGCCCGGACCGCCAGGCCCGACCGAGACCACCACATTGCCGGACAGTGACTCGACGCTGATGGAGACCAGACGCATGCTACGCAGCCCTCCGCAAATCGATTGCGAACGACACCGGGTAGTTGCGCTCGCCGTCCGGGGCCAGCACACACAGCACGCCGCCGATGTAGCCCTCCGGCACCGTCAGCGTGTCGGCCGTAGTGAACACCACGTCGACGGTCAGCATCTGCTGCTCGGCGTCTGCCGTCACGCTCGGTGTCAGTGACAGCACGCACGCACGGCCTGGAAGGCGCATCAGCACCAGCGTGGCGGTAAAGCCGGCATAGCTTGGCAGCGGCTGCCCGTCGTCATCGAGCACGACAAGGCGCACGCGAACCGTGCCGCTCGCGCCCTGGCGCATCACGCATTCGACGTGCGTCGTCGGCCAGCCGATCGGTGTCGTCATTCAGCGTGCTCCTGCAGGACGGTGAGCCCCGTCGCGTGGTAGACGCCGGCCTTGTGCTGCACGTTGGGGACCTGCTCCAGGCGACCGTGGATGCCGAGCCGGTTGAGCCACGCGAACGACTTGGTCCTCGGGTAGATGAGCACCTCGCCCGTGGTGCCCGCCTCGCGCTTGAGCGCCTCGAAGTTGGGCACGTCGACCGCCTCGCCGGCATGGTCGATCCCGATGGCCTCAAGCTGCGTGAAGCCGCTGAACGTCAGCGACAGTCGGCGACTGATAACGCCCTTTGCCGCAGTGACCTCGGTGCCACCCGCCTCGCCAATCTGTCCGGTATCGCGGCCACCAGATGACCAACCCGCATCGCACTTGACGCGCAGGCCAGGGCCGACCCACAGCCGCGCCGCGCCGCGCTCAATCTCCGCTGGCGTCGGCTCAAAGGCGATCAGCCTGACATACCGTGCGTAGACCGGCGCGTCCAGCAGCAGCTGACCGTTGAGCGGGTTGTCGAATGGCGGATACTCCGAGTAGCCCCAGCCCTGGGCATAGACCGGGGCCGAGAAGTCCGCGTTGTTGCTGATCGTGACCCCACCCGAAACGGCCAGCCGGCCCGTGCCGGTGCTGACGGTGTACTGCCCCTCCAGTCCGAGTAGCCCGACAGCGTCGATGCGCCGTTCGCGACCGAGGTCGGCGCGCACCTCGAACGTGTTGCCGCTCATGACGCACAGCTCGCCCATGTTGCGCGTCTGGAGCAACGAGAGCGCGTGCACGATCGTGTGGTCGACCGTCGTCGAGAGGACTGCAGAATCGGCCCAATTGCGCCAGCACACCATTGCGTCTTGCATCACCGAAGCTCCCACAGTGTTAGCCGGACCTCGCCGGAGAAAAATTCATCGTAAACACCCATCACGACGAGCTCCTTCCCCGCCTGCAGATCGTGGTCGTCCCACACCACGAAAATCTTCTGCCCGTGTTCCAAGAGGTGCCCGCCGACGGCCGAGAGCGGGCCGGAAACGACGTACTCCGGCACCTCCGATAGCCCCAGCATTGCCGGCACGCGGTTGGCCTCTGCCTGGATTTGCGCCGGCAGCTGCAGCAGCGTCTCCTGGGCCGTGGCGGCCTCAGCGTGGACATACGCCGTCGTGAGCCGCGGTGTCGGCGCCGTCATCAGGCCCTTGCCGGGCGCCGTCGCCGGTGACCAGCCGCGGATGCACAGATATTCCGACGTCAGGTTGGCGCGCGTTGCCGGCGTCGCCTGGGCGCGGCCGATCGCCGCCGCGTCGACGCTGTTCGCGAGCTCGCCGTCCGTATGCACGCGGTGGTTCTTCTGCCCGGCTACTCGCGTCGTCAGGCCTGTCAGCGGTTGAATCGTGCGCGTGACTGTGCGGATGTAGCGATTGTCCAGCCGCAGCACCGGCGCCGCCGCCGAGCGATTGAGCGCACCGATCGCGAGTGACCCGTCGCGGCGTGATGTCATCCAGCCGCAGAAGCTATCGACGACCTGCTGCAGCAGCGTGCGCACCGTCATCGGCACGTCGATGTACGTGCCGAGCCGGTACGCGTTGATCGGCGCCGGCAGGTCGATGAAGATCGAGCCGAGCCCGGCCAGCAGCTGCACATGCGCAACGAACTCGGTCACGGTGCGCGCCGTCGGCGCGTACGTCATCCGAGCTGCCGAAATCGTGACGTTCGTCGCGCCGGCCGCGGCTACGACGGCGAGGTTGGGCGCGCTGCTGGCGGCCGCATAGAACAGCACCGCGTGCTTGCCAACACCCCGCAGCCGGCGGACGACTTGCGTGCCGGCGCGCAATGCGACGTAGCCCGAGGTGTACGCGCTGATCGTGATTTCGGCGTAGTAGAGCGCATCGGTGCCGTCAGCGACCAGCGAGCCGCGGGCGATCTGCACGTCGCCCGTGCCGTCGCCGAGAAACTGCGCAGCCGTGCCGGACTGCTGAATCCGCCGCGTGGCGGTTTCGGTGCCGGTCTTCACCCAGCCGGACGGCGTGCCGCCGGCCCAGGCCGGAAAACTCGGGTAGTCCCACACGTTCCAGACGTCGAACAGCAGCGCATTGGCTCGCGAGCTGCCGATGACGTTCGCGACGACCGGACCGTCCGGCCGATTGACGAGCTTCGCGCCGGTGCCGTCCGCGAGGTAATCCCAATCGGTCGGCGGCGCCGCAAAGGGATTGCCGCGGTCGTAGATCGTCTCCAGCACGACGGGCTCGAACGACCAGTCGTGCGCATTGGACGAAACCGGGTCGAGCAGGTCCGGCGTGCGCAGCTTGCCGCCGCAGAAGAGCGCCGGGCCGATGACGATTGGCAACGGCTTGCCGGCCAGCGCCGGGTTGGCATAGGTCGGCGGGTACAGACGCGTCTGCAGCAGCCGCTCGGTCGCCGCGACGGGGTCGGCGATCCTGACGACCAGGTTGCGCGCATCGTCCTTCCGCGCGACCTCGATGCGGCCGGCCGAGCGGACCGTGAAATCGGCCCGTGCATCGCCCGCGTAGCCCTCCAGCGCTTGGTACGGCGCATCACGCCACTCCCAGCTCGCCATCTCGTCGAGCGCGCCGTCCTGGTTGCGCAAGACCAGGCGGCCGCGGTCAGAGCTGCCGCGGCCGCCGACGACCCACGGCCGCACCTGTCGATTGGTCACGTAGTCCGGGTCGCGCGCAATCCGTGGCTGGTACTGGACGGCCGGCAGCTTGTCCGTGGCCGGCGCCCGGAACTTGGAGCTGGAGAAGTAGACGGGCGTCTCGACCGTGCCGGGGTTTGGGTAAACACCCGGCCGCGCCTGGTCACCGAATGCAGCGTAGTGAGCGAATGCGCTGGCGCCGAAGTTCGCGACCACTTGCTTCCCACGCGACAGCTGGACGATCGGATACCAGGCCCGCGTGCTCAGGGTCGGATCGCTGATGATCGTGTACCACAAGCCGCCGTTGCGGGCGCATCGGTAGACGCCGTTGTCCGCGTCGTACCAGTTGCGAATGATGTCAGCCGTGGCCAGCGCGCCCATGCCGCTACCGCCGCTGGAGACGACACCGGCGACGCGCCAGTTGCCGGCCAGGTCGCAACCCTGAATGCTGTCGATGCCGGCATCGAAGCCGAGCTGGTTGCCGAGCGTGTGCGCGGCCGACGCGATGCCGACCTGCAAGACGAACGTGCCCTGCGCGATCGCCGCCGCACGGACCTCCCAGTAGTGGATGCCGGTCGTCATCGCGGCCGTTCCGCGCACGCCGCCATCCGACGTGGCCGTTGTCGGCGATGCCGTCAGGTTGCCGTTGCTGAGCGTCACACCCGCGCTCTTGTCGAGCGGATTCCACGTGCCGAACACGATCGGCAGCGGCTTGCGCGGCCGCGCTTCGAGCAGCAGGATGCGGCGCCGCTCCGCCATCAGTCGCGCCCTCGCGGGCCGTTCTGGACAGCCAGTTCGACGGCCGTCTCGACGCGCTGGGCCGCCTCATCGGAGCTCTCCTTCACCGACTTGCTGATCGTCTCGGCAGCGTCGTCGAGCCGATCGACAATCCGCTCGCACGACGCAGCGATACGGGACAGCCAACCCTCGATCGCGCGCGTGTCGCCGCCGAAGCTCGGCAGCTGCCAACCAGCCGAGCGCAGCCACGCGTTGACGTGTGCCGGCACGACGGCTTCCGCGTGATGGATCTGCGCGATCTGGTCGCCCATGACGAAGCCGGTGCCGACGGCATAGCTCGGCAGGCCCTGGAACTGGTTAGCGGCCGCGAGGTTGCTATTGACGCGGTCGAGCAGGCGCAGCTGCTGGTCGAGCCGATCGAGCTGCGCCGTTGCCGTGTCGTTGAGCGTGCCCAGGTAGTCGAGCTGCGTGAGCGCGGTGGCCGGGTCGACGCCGGCAAGGTACGGTGCGAGCAGGTCGCGCAGGTCCGGCGGAAGCAGCAGGACCGCCGCCTCCAGCGCTGCGATTGCGGCGTTGGCGTCCGCGCGTGTCGTCGCGTTGCTGATGTCGGCGAGCAGCGGCGCCAGCAGATCGCGTTGATCAGCAGGCAGTGCGGCGATTTCGGCCGCCAGCGCCTGGTTGAGCAGAGACTGTGCGCTGGCCAGGTCGCCGAGGTCGATGCCGACCGCCGTGGCCAGCTCACCAAGATCGACGCCGAGCTGCCGCGCCAGGTCCGCGAGCGACTGCGTGCTGGCCACGGTCATCGCGGTCAGATCAATGCCCATCTGCGTCGCGAGGTCGCGCACGCCGTCGCCCAGGGCGGTCAGCTGCAGGCCGAGCTCGGCGGTCAGCTCCGTGAGGCTGACGCCGAACGTGGCCGCGAGCTGCGCCAGGCCGCGGACGGATTCGGCCGTGATGTCGCGCAGGTTGATGCCCAGGTCGTCGACGAGCGACCGCAGGCTGATGTCCATTTCGTCCAGCAGATCGAACACCGGCCGCTGGACCGCCGCCGCCAGATCGGCGATGTAGCCGACCAGCTGCTGCGCGAGCTCCGCGCGGTTGACCGCCAGGGCCTCGTTGAACGACTCGACCGTGACCGGCGTACCGGCGCTGCCACCAGTGCCCGTGCCCAGGCTTGGCTCCGGCACGGTCGGCGACATCGCCGCCACGGCCTCGATGAGGGCCCGGACGTCCCAAAAACCACCGACGCCGTTGACGCCGTGCTCGTAGTCGGCCCCGCTCGCCGTGTAGGCGCGCAGCAGCCGCAAGAACACGTCCGCGAGCTGCGGCAGCGCCGCCATCGCGTCCGCGTCGCCGCCGAGGGCCGCCTGCTGCATTTCGAGCAGCTGGCGCCACGCCTCGTCGAGCTGCCCCTGCGGCGTGAGCGCCGACAGGTCGCCCAGCAGCATCTGGTCCAGGTAGTCGCGGTTGGCCTGGATGCCGGCGAGCTGGCGCCGGTACAGGTCGTCTGTGGCCCGTGCGATCGTGTCGACCTGGTCGGCGACCGTGCCGCCCCACGATTCAGCCGCGGCCGTCGCGCCGCCATAGAGCTGGTCGCGGATCGACACCACGGACGCGCGCAGTTGCGCAATCAGCTGCTGCACGCGCTGCTCGGCAACCTCGCGCACCATGGCCAGATCGCGCTCGGACGCGCCCATGCGCCCGGCGGCGCGCGCCGCATCGTTGAGCGCCCGCGTCGTGCTCTGCTCCCACAGCCGAATCTGCGCCAGGTTGCCGGCAAAGCCGCTGCTGCGGCCGAGCTCGGTCTCCAGCTGCGACACGATCCCGATGTAGTTGAGGCTGCCTTCGACGATCGCGGCCGTGTACGCGGCCTGGGCGGCCGTGGCCTGGGCGAGCGCATCGGCCGCCTGCAGCCAGGTCACGATCTGGTCCGGCGTCAGGCGCGGCAGTGCCGCCTCGAATGCCGCTCGGAACCCGGACATATCGATGTCCGGCGCGAGGCCGAGGTCGCCAAGCTGCTGGCGTGCCGAGGTCCACAGCGCGTCGAGCTGCAGGGCGGCCGTGGTGTTGGCGTCGTAGTAGTTCGCGAAGTAGGCGTTCCACAGCGCCGAGGCGGCCTCGATGCCGCCGGCCGCCTCGGCGATATCGACGGCGAAGCGCACCAGCTGCTCGCGCGTGCCGTCGAACGTGTTGCCGGTGAGCACCAGCGCGGTCTCGTACAGCCGCGTGGCCTCGCTGATCCGCGCGTACGCGTCGACGAGCGACTCGCCCGCCAGCGCCAGGTCGGCGACCAGATCGACCACGGCGCCGAGCCCGGACTTGCTGCCGAGCAGGCCGGCACCGCGCCGGATGTCATCCGATGCCGCGATCATCATGCGCGCGCCGTCGAGCAGCGCGGCCGCGTCGCCGCGCCAGCGCTCGGCGAGCTCGCTGGCGCCCGCGCCGATCGCCGTCGCGCCCAGCGTCGCGATGAGGTTTTCCGCAAGGATTCGCTGCTGGAAGACTTCCCAGGCCTCCTCGTACTGCACGCCCATCAGCGTACCAATACTGCGGACCAGCTCGCCCTTCTTGTTGTACTCCTCGCGGAACGACGCCGAGATCGACTCGGGCGCCTCGGCGCCGAAGCGGCGCGCCACACTCGACATCGAGCGCGTCACCGACTCCCAGAACTGCTCGACCTCGCGCAGGATCGCGGCGTCCACGTCGATCGCCTGCGAGCCGGTGCGATCGCTGCTGAACAGGCCGCCCTTGGCGCGCCAGTTGACGGCAGCGGCCACGTCGGCGCCCTCCGGACCGAAGAGGAAATCCTGCGTGTAACCGCTGACGCGCGGCTTGCGGCGCCCGAACAGCGTGCCCCACAGCGCCTCGCCGCTCAGGAGGTTGCTGAGCTCGCCGCCGAGGCCGATGCCGCGGAACAGCTCGCCCGCGGCCGCACTGGCCCAGGCCCCGCCGCCCGTTGCGCCGTTGAGCACGGCGTTGCGACCGCCGAGGTCCATGCTGCCGAAGTCGCCGCGCCAACCCTGGCTGTAGAGCGACATGTTGGCCATGACCGCGGCGACAATCCAGCCGATGATCGGCACCGCCATGCTCGATGTCATCGCACCGCTGGTCGCGGCACCCGCACCCGCGCCGGTGTAGCCCGCGCCGCCGAGGCCCACCATGCCGGTCGACGTCATCCACGGTGCCGCGCCCGCGTATCCGAAGCTGCCGAGCCCCGTGACAGCCGTGCCCGCGCCGTACATGCCCGTTGCGGCCGACGTGATGCCGGCCAGGCCGCCCGCGGCTTGCGCGCCGCCGAAGAAGCCCGACCAGATCGATTGCCCGGCCTGCATCCAGTTCTGCGCCGAGAACAGCCCACCGCCGCCGCCGCTGAACGCCTGCGTGATGCCCGACAGGATGCCGCCGCCCGAGCCGCCGCCGGCACCACCACCGAACAGCGACATGATCCCCTGCAGCACGCCGCCGCCCGACTGCAGGCCGGTCCCCAGCAGCTGGTTGAGCAAGGGGTTGATGATCTGGAGCTTGAGATACTCGGCGATCATGTCGGCGACGGTGCGCCGGACGATGCCCAGCAGCGCGTCGCCGAGGTCCGAGAAGCTCTTGATCTGGCCAACGACGAAGTCAGCCAGCACCGTCGCGACGTCGCCGGTCGCCTGGTCCCAGGCGCGATCCCATTCCTCGGCGGCCGCACGGTTGCGGTCGACGGCTTCCGTGTAGGCGTCGATCGCGGCGCGCTGGTCGCGCAGCTCGGCCAGCTTGCGCAGGCGATCTTCCAGCAGCCGCTGCTGCTCGACCGTCGGCGGCCCGAGCGCGAGCGCCTCTTCGGCCAGGCGGTTTGCCTCGCGCAGCGATGCGTTGTAGTCGATCTGCGCGTCGCTGAGGCCGGCCAGCCGGTCGCGGCCTTGCGCGAGCTGCTCGTCGAGCGATCGGTTGCCGGTCAGGAACTCGGCCCAGGCGTCGGCGGCCTTGTCAACGACGCCGGTCAGCTTCTCCCACTGTTCCAGCTGCGCGATCAGGCCGAGCGCCTGCTCGCGCTGTGCCGCAGTGAGCTTCTTCGTGCCGAGCTCGTAGCGCGCCGCCGCTGCGTCGGTCTGGCCGAACGTGGCCACCTGCTTCTGCAGGTCCGTGATGTAGTCGCGCGCCGCCTTGGCCGCATCGTTCGACGCCTTGGCGCCCGATGCCTTGGTGCTGTTGGACTTGATGCCGGCGTCGATCGTCTTGAGCAGCGCCGCGTGTTCGCGCTCCATGACCGCGACCTGGTCAGCCGTCGCGCCGGCAGCGCGGGCCTGCTCGATTCGCGTGGCGGCCAGGGCCTGCCAGTACGCGAGCTGCCCCTGCTTGTTCTTGTCGATCTGCGCTTCGGCCGACTTGGCCGCGGCCGTCAGGCGGGCGAGCGCCTGGACGGATTGATCGCTCGCAACTGTCGCTTGGCCAGGGTCGACGAAAACTTGAACATCCAGTCGGCCCTGGGCGGCGCCCAACGCCGTCACGACGGCTTCCAGGATTTTGTACTCGTCCTGGAGCTTCTGCAGCTTGGGCACCAGGCCGAGCAACTGGAGACCAGCGGCTTCGTTCGTTGATGTCTGTGCAACCTGAATGCGTGCTTCGATGCCCTCTATCGCGGCACGCTTGGCGTTGAGCTCATCCTGTGCCCGTGCCAGCTCGTCGGCGCCCTGCGCCCAGGTGGCATAGGTCTGCCCGAAATCAGGCAGCTCACCGTGGCCTTGGCGCCAACGCTCGATCTGCTCGTTGAGCGCGTTGATCCGCGAAGTCAGCTTCGTAATGTCGTCGACACCGGCCTTGAATACGCGCTGCCGCTCGTCCTCTGCTTTCGATACTGCATTGATCCCAGCGACGAGGCCGGCGATCGCCAGCACCGCAACACCGACCGGTCCACCGGCGAGCGAGAGCAGGCCCGAGCCGAGCCGGCCGAGCATCGTGATCTTGCCGACGCCAGCCGCCGTCGCGGCCTCCTGCGCGCGCGCCAGCTGCAGCTCGGCCGCGGCGAGCGCGGTCGTGCTGCCCAGGAGCGGCGCCTGTGCACGCAGCTTGGCGACCTGCGCCTCGGCTTCGGCCAGCGCCGAGGCGGCCACGCGGCGCTGTGCCTGGTCCTGGATCAGCGACTGCGCCGCGCTGGCCAGGTGCGCGGCGCCGAGGCCGGCGATCGCCAGCAGCACCAGGTCGATGTTCTCGGCGACTTCGAGCAGCGCGTTGGCGATGAGCAGCGACGCACCGGCGCCCTGGTCGGCGATGCCGACATAGCGCAGGACCGAGTTTTCGAGCATCGTCCAGGCACGACCGACGGTCAGCGGAAGCTGGTCGAACTCGGCCTTGATCGTGCTGACCTGGCTTTCGAGCGCGCGGACCATGCGCTCGACGCTCACCTCGCCGGCATTGACTTGCTGACGCAGCTGGCCGACCGAGATCCCGAGGCCGTCCGCGAGCGCCTTGGCCAGGCGCGGCGAATTCTCGATGATCGAGTTGTATTCCTCGGCGCGCAGGATGCCGCCTGCGAACGCCTGGGTCAGCTGAATGATCGCGTTGCTCGCGGCCTGGGCACCCGTACCCGAAACGGCGAAGGTCTGGTTGATGGCCTCGGCCAGCGGCAGCAGCCGTTGCTGGGTTAGCCCGAGGTCAGTCGTGGACTGCGCCAGTCGCGTGTAGAGCGTGACGGACGAGTCGAGCTGCGTGCCGGTGCGCTGGCTGCTCGCGTAGAGCTGCTCCATCGTCGCCGCGGCCTGCGCCTGGTCGTCGCTGGCCAGGCGCACACGGGCTGAAATCTGCGACCAGCCGTCTGCATAGCCGATCAGGTCCGAAGCCAACGCGCGGACGCCACCGGCCGCCTGGATCGCGACGAACGCCCCCGCGACCATGCGGCCCGCCCGCTGGGCTTCGGTAGAGAGGCTGGCGGCGCCCTTTGCGGACACCGCCCAGGACTGCGCCATGTCGGCCGAGTCGCGGCGGACGCGGCCGGTCGCCCGCTCGCTTGCGGCCGCAACATCGTTGACGGCCTTCACTGCGACGGTGCCGTCGCCGGTGATGGTCAGCTTGACGACGACGTCGGTCATTTGCGCAGTGCGGTTCCCGATGATTCAATGCGCCCATGTCCTGGGCGCTGGTTTCCAAGTACGCCGCTGTGATCGCGTTCCTCGCGGTCGCCGGCCTGTTCGTGGCCGCGGTTGCCGCCGGGCCGATCGCGCTCCTCGCGCTTGTGGGTGTTGCCGGCCTGGTCCTGTTCGGCCGTTTCGTCGCTCGGCTGCTTGCCTAGCTCTTCTGGTTCTTCCGTGTCTCGGCGCGGGCGGCCTCGTCGTCGTTGCGGATGCCGGCAACGATGCGTGCCATCAGCTGCACGCCGTCGATGACTTCCGGCCAGACCTTGCGCGGCACGTGTCCCAGCTTGCAGGCCGCCAAGATTTCGGTTGCCTGCACGCCACGCCAGAGCACCCCCATGCCGACGGACAGCTCGGGCAGGCACCGGTCGAGCGTCTCGACGATCACGAGGTTGTCCGGCAGCACGCCGATCTCGTAGACCTCGATGTCCTCGTCCGGCTCGGGTTCGTCCGCCTCGGCAGCCAGGTCGACCAGCTCGAATCCGTCATCCGTGTCGCCGTCGTCCTCGGCGTCTTCCTCATCCTCGATCCCGCCGTCATCCGACGGCGGGATCAACCAGGCTTCGATCGCTTCGTCGATCGGGGCGCCGCCCTTTAGCGCCGCGATCGCTTCGAGTTTTTTCGCCGGCCGGCGTCCTTGAACAGCGCACGGCTGTCTTCCGACACGTACAGGTTGTAGGCCGCCACCGCGGCATCGCACGTCAGCGGGTTGTAGATGACGGTATCCACCGGCGTGAGCACGGTGCCATCCTCCAGGGTGCCGCCCGGCACGTTGTCGCTGACGCCGACGAGCACCTCGCGCAGCGCTTCGCTCTTCGTCGAATCCTCGATCAGTTCCTCCCACTCGGCCTGCGGCATGAGTTTGAACTCGCCCTTGAACTCGAACGGGCGCCGGCCCTCGCCGTCACTGCCCGGCAGGGAGCAACGAACCGTCTGAAAGAAGGTGAGCGACGCGAGCAGGTTGACGAGGCGCGGCGCGGGTTTGGTCTCGGACATAGCGAATCTCCAGTTGCAGGAAGAGCGCCCAGCGGCTGCTGGGCGCTTGGATGGTTGAGGTGGGTGTTACGGTGCGGCGTCGCCGAACTCGATACCGAACTCGTCGCCGCCGGCATCGCTCGGGATGCAGCGGCCGGTGATGTCCCACCCGGCCTTGCCGTTGATGTCGGCGTTGGCGATGTTCTCGATCTGGCCGCGGACGGTCTGCATCGAGTAGAGGCCATCCTTGGTGTCGTCCACGTACGTGAACCACGTGATCTGCACGATCGTGCCCATGTCGCGGACGTACAGCGGATTGAAGTCCGCGTCGACGTCGGTCTTGGCGACGCGCCAGCTGAAAGTCGGCTGCCGGTTGCCGTAGCTGTTTTCGCTGTGCTCGGTGAACTCGTCCTTGGTCAGCTGCGCACCCAGGTCGATGCGCAGATACTTCGACCAGGTCGGCAGGTCTTCCAGAAGCGTGCTCGGCGCGCTCGGAATGGCGCCGCCGGTCAACGTGCTGACCAGACAGACCGAGTTGCGATGCGTGGCGATCACGGGCTTCCTGTTCGGGATGATGACCGCACTGCCGGGCGAGCCCATCAGTTCGACTTCATAGTCGCCTTGAATCGTTGCGCGGCCGGTGTAACGCTGGCCTATCTCCATGCCCAGAGACGCGAGCGTCGCCCGTGCGTTGAGCGCCTTCAAGAAGGTGTTGGCGTGGTACCAGTACGCCGCCGCCATCGGGAAGTTGGCTGAGATCGGCGAGTACCGCGTGATCTTGTTGCCGGCATCCTTGGTGACGGCCATACCTGCCGGCAGCAGGATGCGCGCAGCATCGGCGTCGGAGGTCGCGACCTGGCCGGGCGTGGTCGGCGGATAGAGCTCGAAGTCGCCCTCGATCATCGCGCGGGTGTTCGCGACGCCAAACTCGTTGTGGCCGAGGAAGTCGCGGTCGGTCGGCCGCTCGACGGTATCGAACGCCGTCGACGAGCTGCCGTTAAACAAGCGGATGCCGTCGAGTGCCGGCGTCGGCACAGGATCGACACCGGCGGTCGGCTGCGGCTTGAGCAGCAGCGAGCGGCGGGTGAAGCGTTCGAGGTTGGGCTGTGCCATTTGATGGCCTCCGGTTACTTGGAACGGGTTCCGCGGCCCGACTTGTCGTCGGTCGCGGGCGGTGTGGCCGGAGCGGCCGGCGCCGCGGCCAGCCCGGCCGCGAACGCCATCGCCGCGACGAGCTTGTCGCCCTTGGCCTCGTACTCGCCGCCGTCCTTGGGACACGGTGCGGCCATGCGCTTGTGCTTGTGCTGTGCCATGGTGCGGGCCTCCTCAGACCCGAATGGAAAACTCGGAATAGAAGGTCAGCTGGTGGATGAGCCACCCGCCGTCGTAGTGCTCGTCCGTGCCGCTGCCGAACCAGAGCGGCGTGAACTCTTCCGTCGTGTGAAAGCCGACCACGCGCTCGCCGACTTGGTTGATGAGCGCGTCCATGTCATTGCGTGCGCCGATGCCGGCACGCTGGCTTGCGTAGTTGCGGACCCAGAGCACGACCTGGACCGCCGCGGCCGCGGTCTGGTCGAAGCTGTCCTCGCCCGTGAACTGCGGCGGCTGCGCGCGCGACGAACCCAGCACGTAGGCCGCAGGCGCGGCGTTGGGCGGCGTGCGCAGCGCGGTCGTCAGGTCCGCGCTGTGGCTGACCAGCTTCAGATCCTTCAGGCCGGCCAGATGCGCGATGACCGGTGCGATGGGAAACGTCAGCTGCACGGTCACAGGTCCGTGAAGTCGCGCAGGGTCTGCTGATCGAACACGCGCGGCGGCGCGCAGTGCTGCGGGCTGCCGCCGCCGGTCGGCGCGACCGGATCGTTCGCGCCGAGCGAGAACTTGCCGTCTGCGACCAGCCGCAGAAACTTCAGCGCGTCGCTGTAGTCGCGGACGATCGGGTCGTTCTGCTCGACCGACAGCCGATGGCGGTGGAGCATGTAGCGCGCGATCGCACGCGCCCAGGTCGAGACAATCTCCGGCACCGGCGACAGCGGCAGCGTGTAGCCGCGCATGCGCAGGAAACCGTCGATCGTCGACGAGGCGTTCTTGATTGCCTCGTTGACGCGCGCCAGCGCCGCGTCGGCCGCGGCGATGCCGTCCGGCGGGTACGCCGAACGGTCGCCGCCGCGCAGCGTCAGGTCCATCAGCTCGTAGTCGACCAGCTGAGCGGCATGCTCGGCTGTGGCGACCTGGCTGATTTCCTGAGCGCCGGGCAGCTCGGCGAGGTGGGCGGGCGTCACGTACACGTTACTTCGCCTTCTTACCTGCGGGCTTCTGCGCGGCGGGCTTCGCCGGCTGCTCGGCGCTGGCCTGCTCGGTCTTGGCCTTCGCAGCAGCGGCGGCCTCATCGGCCTTGGCGCGCTCGGCTGCGGCGGCGTCGGCGCGAGCCTGCTCGGCAGCCGCGGCAGTAACCGTCGCCTCGGACACATGCCCGTCGGCGAGCAGATCGGCGGCGACGTCGTCGGGCAGCTCGATGCTGCCGTCCTTGCGCACCTTGCCGCCGTACTTGATCGGGCTGTTGATGGTGTAGCGCTTCATCGCTCACTCCTGGCTAGACGGCGGCCGGGCTCTCCCGGCCGCCGCGGGCTCTCTCTCGGGGCGTGGTGTGGAGTTACTGCGGTGCGCCGGCGTTCTGGATCAAGAAGCCGGCGACCATGCCGGTGAGCGCAGGCGTGTTGTCGTACGAGACGCCGTAAATCCAGCTCTTGGCGCTCGCATCCCAGTACGGCACCTCGACGAGCGGGTGGTCCTCGATCACGTACGTGTAGCCGTAGCTCGGCTCCTCCCGGTTTGCCATCACACTGGCGTCGGTGTCATTGCTCGCGAGCTCGGGCACATACGCGAAGATTGCGTCATTGCCCCAGATGTCGCCGAAGCTGTCATCCGCATCCGCGACGACGGCCGAGCCGATGACGATGTTCTGCACCTCGAACACGGCCTTGAGCGTGTCGATGGTGACCGTCCGCGTCGCGTTGGCCGCGGTCCGGCCGACCAGGTCGGGGTGCTGCTTGAGCGCCGACAGGCACGTCGCCGAAAGCTCCAGCGTGTTGGGATACACACCAATGGACGACCGGATCGCCTCGCGTGCGACCATCGCGTCGGCGGCCGGCGTGGACGTCGGCGACGTCCAGCGGTCGGCGCCGACGAGCGCTACCTTGTGGTTTGCGTCGTACGCTGCGGCGTTGCGTGCGGTCTGCGCACAGGTGTACTCGTGCTCCAGGTGCAGCGACCGCAGGACGGTGTCGACTGCGCGGCTGCCGAGGTCGATGCCGGGCACCTGGCTCGCGTCGCGCATGCTCTCGCGGGGTACGGGCGCCTCAAGCGCGCTCGGCTGGATCGCGAACGGCTTGCCCTCGTAGCCGAACTGGATGCGCTTGGTATTTGAGCCCGGCGAGCGCTTCGACGAGTAGAGGCGGAAGCTCTCCTTGCCGAACTCGATGATCTTGCCGCCGTACATCGAGACCGGCGCGCGGGGGAACAGCGCCTGACCGATGAGGCTGCGCTGCCGGTAGCCGCGCGCATGAGTCGAAAGGATCGGGTCGACGACGCGCGTCTGACCGGGGGACATCTGAGGCATGGGATGCTCCTGAGAGAGTGAGAGACGCTGCGCGTCAGTTGACGATCAGCAGGACTTCGATCGGGTCGCCGTCGGCGGCAGCGGACGCGCCCGGCGCGGCGCGCGCGACCTGCACGCCTTCGTCGAGCACGATGGCCTTGCCGTTCGCGCCGACCTCGATCGGCGCACCGGCCGGAATCGCGCCACCGGCGGTGACGACCGCTGTGCCGACGACGTCGGCCGTGAAGTACCCGCCGCTCGCCGCCTTGAACCGCGACACGCCGAGCGTGTTACCGCCGGCGACGGCGTGCGCACCGGCGCCGGTGACGAAGCGCTCCGCCTCGACGTCGGCGGTGGCCGCGACGGCAAGGGCGAGCAGGGAAGTGGACTGACGCGACATAGGTGCTCCTGGTAGTCGAACGGAGAGATCAGCCGCCGACGGCGCGAACGGCGTCGAGGTAGCTGGTGCCCGGATGCGAACGCCGGAAAGCCTCGGCCTTGGAATGAAGCTCCAGGCGATCGCGCTCGACGTGCGTGCCGGACGGTGCGGAGAAGTTCGCGGCGCCCTCGATCGGTTCGCCGGCACCGCGCTCGGCGAAATCGACCTGCACGGGCAGATCGCTCAGCAGCGTGCGCAGCGCGGCGCCGGCCTGGACAGCGGTGTTGGAGCCATCCGGGGCAGAGAAGTTGAGCGTCGCCGGCTGGCCGTTGCCGGTGCCCGATTCGAGGTGCATCAGCAGCTCGATCATCGGCGCTTCGTGCCGCGGCAGGAGCTTGCCGGCCTTCACGAGCGCGGCCGTGAAGTCGGCGACGCCTGCGCGGCGGGCCTTGGCTTCGGTTTCGCGGACCGCGGCCTCGCGGCGGTCGATCTCCTGCTGACGGGTATTGAGCTGGGCTTCGCGTGCAGCGAAGTCCACGGTGTTCTGCTGCGACATTGAGGGCTCCGGTTGGGGTGCCGCGGGCGCGGCGAAGGACGGGGTTGCGGCCGGCGGCGGATTCGCGGCTTCGACGAGCGCGTCGAGCTGCCAGGCGGGGATGATGCGGTCGGCTTCCTCGGCGCCGTCGCGCTCGACCAGGCCGTCGCGCAGGCGCCGGAAAATCTCGGCGATGGTGCGGAAGATCCACGGCCGCTCGACCGGGACCGAGAACTCCAGGAGACCGGACTTGTCGGCAGCGCTGAACTGCACGTCCCGCAATCCCGTGATCGCGGGCGCGGCTGCGCCGAGCCATCCGACGTGCCGCAGGTACATCTTCCCCGGCGTCGGGTTGCCCACCGTGTCCGGGAGAAAGAACGATGCGGAGCGCTTTTTGAAGCGCCCGTTGCCGACGAGCCCTGCGAACGCCGGCTCGACCTGCGCGGACTCGGCTGCGAACAGGACGCCGTTGCGCGCTTCGAGCTTGCGCACCCAGCCGTAGGCCGGAGCGTTGAGCTCGGGGTGGCCGATGACGTGGGGCGCCTCGCCTACGGCGGGATCGTACGCTGCGGCGATCGCCGCCAGGTCATCGTGTGTGACCGTGACCTGCGTGACGCCGTCGCTCGCGGTGTGCGTGCCGGCGCGGAAAATTTCGATGTCTGTGGGAAGCGTGGCTGCGGTAGGCATGCAGCCAGTGTCGACATCGGCGGCCCAAAGGTCTTGGGTCCGCGTTCACAGGCTGCGCGCTACTCGCGCGTGGTGACGCGCAGGAACTCCAGTCGTCCGTCGTGTCGGCCATAGCATTGATAGCCGCGGTGCTGCTCGTGCGCCCAGGTCTGCCAGGCCGGACGCCAGTCGAAGCCGCCGCGCAGACCACCCGGAATGTCCGACCGCTCGAAGAACACGTCAGCGCGCAGGACCATGCGCTGGGCGCCGGTCAGCTCGCCCGCGGCGTTGATGCACGCTTCCCACTCGGGGGACGTTTCGATCCAGTCGAAGTTCATCGGTCGGCTCCATGGGGCTCGACGCAGAGTGTAGCGCGCCCTCCGATCGCGCCGGAATCGTCCGGAATCGGGTGTCTGACAGCCAGGCGCCCGCGCAGAGCGGGCGATGGCGCGGGGCGAAGCTGCTGGGGCGCGTAGGCGCGCAGATTCGGCCGGCACGAAACTAGCGCTGCCGCCCCTGAGCGAGCCCGTCGAGGAAAGCTTCGCCGAGCGCGCCGATCGTCTGTACGTCCGCGGCGGACACGCCCATGAACTGGCGCGCCGGCAGGCCGGGATGCTCGACCTTCGGGACGGGATGAGCGGCGCCCGGCCAGTGCAGTGCGGAGCCAGGCTTGGCCGTGATCGTGTAGGGCGGCGTGCCCTCCTGGTGCCAGCGAGCTTGCCGACGTGTCGCGATCAGCTCGGCGAAGTCACGCCCGCTGCGCGGCGCAATCTCATCGCGCATCGTGCCGGACTTGAGCAGCGGCTTGCGGCCGCTGCCGTCGGCGAGCGGCTTCCACTTCGAACCGTCCGGTGCGGTTGACGTGACGAAGCGCTGTTGCGTGCTCTCCAGCACGGCTTCGCCGATGTCGGCCATCAGCGGCGAAAGGTCGCGCACGCCGCGCAGCCGCGCGAACATCGCGACTACCGCCGCGTCGTCGATGCGGATCGTCAGCTCGTCAGCCACGGCTGGCCTGGCCGACGTGATACGCCCATTCCGGCGGCGGGTCGCCGGCGGATGGCGGCGGCGCGGCATCAGGTCCGGACTTGCCGAGCACGCGCAAGCGGGCCTCGCTGACGCCCGTCACGGAACAGCGGCAGCCCCAGCCGTTGGGTGGGTAATGCGTCGTCCACCACGGATCGTCTCGGCGCAGGATCAGGCCGTTCCACGCCTGATGTGTCTCGCGCGGTTGCGGCGACGGGTTGTGCTGGTAGCGCAGATAAACGAACGACTGGAGCGTGTCCCAGCGGCCGGCCTGGTACGCCGTGCGCAAGTTGGTCGTGTAGATGACGTTTGTGCGCCAGGCGCGCCGGGCCTGGCTCTCATCGCCAGTCCAGCCGGTCCAACCGCGGCGCTCGACGATCTCATCGAAGCGCGAGCGGAAATCCTCCAGCGTCTCACCCTGGGTGATTGCCGCGTCCACCGCCTCGCGCAGATCGGCCAGCAGGTCGGCCTGCATCGCACCGGCCACCGTGAACGCCTGCGCGTGCTGGCCCTGCCACAGGTCGCGCCAGGTGGCGGTCGGCACGGTCCGCTTGCGGCGGAAATACAGCACCGCCTCCGCAAAGTTTCCGAAGCTGCCGCGAATCTCAGGCACTATCGTCGCTCGCGTCAGACTGGCCCGCCAGACGCGCGACCGCGATGCCGTCCTGGATCGCGCTCGTCAGGCGCGCGGGCGGCTCATCGCCGAACAGTGACGGCAACGCATCGCGGACCTCGTCGAGCGATCCGCTTGCGCGGACGAGTCGGCGCGCCCGCTCGACCAGGTCGTCCACGACCGGCTGCGCGGCCGCCTGCAGGAGCGGCGCCAGCTGGTCGACGCGATCGCGCTCCGCGGCCGGCGCCGCGAATGCCGGCGCGGGCGGCGGCATCGGCGGGATGTCGATGAGGGAGTCCTCCGGCGACGGGGCGCGCTCGACCCACTCGCCGCCGTACGTCGAATGGACGTAGTCGAGGGATGGCTTGAAGCCGAGCCGATAGATGGTCTCGTCCCGCTTCGCACGCTCGCCGAGGTCTTCATCCTCCTCGGTCACGCGATAGACGCGCGGCGGATCAGCGTCAGGGAAATTCCAGCGCGTGAGCCAGCGCACCGGCCCGAGGTTGAGCGACTCGCACTTGAGGTCGGCATCGGCCTTGACCAGGTCGTCGCGCACGTCGCCCTGCAGGTCGTCGTTGCCGAGCCGGCCCGGCGTGCCCTGGCTGCTCGCGACCTGGCCGATGACGGCCTGCGCGATCGTCGCATCCATCGTGTCATGAAGCGATCGGTAGTCGACGCTGCCGCTGCGAGCGGCTTCGAGCAGCTCGATCTCCATGTCCTTGGGGATGATGACGCCACTATCGCTACGGATAGCATGCACCGCGGCAAGCAGCTTGCTTTGCTCGCTCTTATCTGCAGTGCCGGCGTCGAACTTGCCGACGCCCGTCGGCGCGCCGAACTTGTCCAGGAAGGTCAACCAGAACTGGATGCCGTTGCGCTTGAACAGAACGGGCCAGTAGCACCAGTGCCCCAGGCCCAAGCCATACGGCTCATCGTCGTTGTCCGCGCCGGTCGCGAAGTGCCAGAACTTGGTGGGCGGTAGCTCGACGCCCTCGAACATGTTCGAGAACGTGAGCATGCGCAGCTCGCCCCCCGGCGTGAAGCGAAAGCGCCGACGGTTGCGGACCTTGATCGCGTCCCAGGTGATGAGCCCATCCTCGACGCCGTACATGATTTCCGCTACGGCGTAGCCATACCAGATGCCGTACAGCATCAGGTTCGAGACGCGATCCCAACCGACGCGCTGCAGCTGCTTACGCAGATGGTCGGCCGCCTTGCGGTCGACACGCCGATCGCTCGCTGCATCGACGATCCACTCGCACTGCACGACCGCGTTGCGGCGGTCGCGGAACGTGCTCATCGCCTTCGGGTCGGACAGTACCCGCTCGTAGAGCGACAGGTCGTTGCCGCCGCGGTCACGCAGGACACGATCCGCAGGGACCAGCAGCGGCCCCGAATAGCCGCGGGTGATGTCGATGCCGTCGCGCGTCGATGCGATTTCGACGTCGCGTACCGGACGGGGCGCGTTCTCGACGTCGCTCACAGGTAGCCTCCGAAGTCATTCCGGCCGGGGATCGTGCCCCAGCCCGTGCTGGTCGGCCGAACGATGACGCCGTCTTGATCGAACGTCTCGCGCGGACCGGTTGATTGAAAATCGATGATGGATGCAGGCTCGCTCGCGGCCGCCGTTGCGAGAAAGCACGCCCATGCACGGTCGGCATGGCCGGCCGCGTCGCTCTCGGCTACGAAGCGCACGTTGCCTGTCGGGCCGGTCTCGCGGCGCAGCTTGTGCAGGTCTGCGCGGAGCGGCTGGTCGCCCTGCGGAATGCGCTCGCGGCGATCCTCGAACGACTCTTTGCCCACCGTGGCCAGGTACTGCTTGCTGGCCGCGTTGAACAGCACGCCGTGCACGCGGTGTTCGCCGTAGCGCCGCTTCGCGTCCTCGACGGGCTTCTCGCCCATGCCGGTCTGGTCCATCCAGACGCCCCGCACGCGGTACTTGCGCATCGCGTTGTCGAGCAGCTCGTCTTGAGCCGCGAACTTCAGGCGGCGCTCGGCATGAATTTCGCGCGTCCACAGCACGTCGCCGACGCGCTCCTTGACCCACAGCACGAACAGGTCGCGTCGCGCGCCGATGTCGATGCCGATGTAGCAGTCGCCGCCCTCGTACAGGTCCGGGTTGCCGGCCAGCTCGTGTTCGTTGTCGTTGATGAGCTCGAACGACAGCCACGCGCTCGCTTCGTCGAGCCATTTCAGCTCGTACTCCTGCGCCCACAGGTCCGGATCGTTGAGCGCGGCGCGCAGCTCGTCGATGTTGCGCGGCAGGCCATCGCGCACGGCGCGGTAGATGTCGACTTCGTGGCGGCTCCAGACGGCGTCCTTACCCGTCGCCAACTCGTAGAACTTGTTGCCCTTGCCGTTCGGCGTCGAGGTGATGCGCAGCTTCCATCCGTTGGACACGACCGGAAACAGCGCGCCCCAGATCGCCTTGGAGTCCTTGTGGAACGCGAACTCGTCCAGGTAGACGTTGGCGCTGAAGCCGCGCGCTGTGTCCGGGTTCGCCGGTAGCGAGGTGATGCGCGTGCCGCCCGGCAGCTCGACCTCCAGCATGCGATACGTGCCGAGCTCACCCTTGTACTCGGCCTCGAACGATTGCACGCCAAGCTGGTACGCCTGGCAGTGCCGCTTGACGCCTTCCTCCATCGCTTCCTTGGCCTGCCGTTCGCCTCGGCTCAGGATCACCCAGCGCGTGCGGCGCCCTTTGACGATGGCCTCGAAGCTGTCGTCGACGATCTCCAGTGTCGTCGTGAACGTCTTGCCGGTCTGCCGCGCGAACATGCCGAGCTTGAAGCGGCTGCGGTCACGCAGCCACTGGCCCTGGAAGTCGTAGAGCGGGACCGCGGGCTGGCTCATACGACTCCGTAGATTTCCTGTCGGATGCGGGCGAGCGTCTCCGGCGTGATGCCGGCGCTGGCGCCTACCTTCTCCACACGCTCGGCCGCTGCCGCGACGCGCGCCCGGACCTCGGTCTGGTATCGACGCAGCGTGATCGTGCTGCGATTCATGTCGGCGATCGCCCGCGCGAGCTTCGGCAGCTCGATGGTGTCCGGATCGACTTCGAGCTCCAGCAGCACCTGGAACATGCGCTCCTGCGTGAGCCGCATGAGCGCATCGGACATCGCGCCCTCGTCGTCAGGGGAAGCGGCCACGATCGCCTTGGCCTGGTCGGTTGAGACCTTGAGCGCACGCACGCGATCCTCAAAGCGGCTGCCCCACCGCTGCAGCGACGATTTCGTGATCTCGAATCCCTGCTCGGCCAGCCACTCCGACAGGGACACGTAGCCCGAGAACGCTTGTCCGATCAGGCGCTGTTCGAGCGCCTGCCGGATGTCTTCGGGTAGCTGGTCGACCTTGCTCGGTGCCGGCATCACGATTCCTCGCGCGACGGGAGCGCCTGCTTGAGCCACAGCATGCCGGTCTCGAAGTGCGTGCGGGCAATCGCAGCTGCGCGCCGATCGGCACCGGGTGTTGACTCGACAGCCTCTACTGCCAAGCGCAGCTCTTCCGCCTTGGCACGGATCGCGACCTGCAGGTCTACCTCGTTCATGCGCCCCCCTAGAACCATTTCTTCGGGCGAGCGATGCCCGGGAAGCACTCCGTCGTGTACTCGACGATGTCCACGCCGTAGTGCGTCAGCTCGGCTTGCCAGGTCGGGCCGTCTTTGCCGGTGATGGTCACCAGCTTGCGGTCCTCCAGGTAGTCCAGCTCGCGGCGCAAGGCATGGGGCGTCACCGGCATGCTGACGTCGTGCAAGGTGCGCAGGATGAGCGTCTCCGGCATGGACAGCGGCCGGCCGGCGTCCAGAACTTTCAGAATCCGCCAGCGCGTCTCTTCCCGCCGGGCCTTTTCGATGTCGATCTCGTTCACGATCGGTAGTTCCTTGCAAGCGAGCTGTGTACTAACTCGGCGACTCGGTCCAGCTTTGCGTCGATCAGGGCACTGAACCGAGTCCAGTCCTCTCGCCGCACGTACTCCAGCGGCAAGGCGTGATGCAGCTGGTCGACGCGGTTCGTCAGATCCCGCAAGCGGGCAGACTCGTCGGCCAGAGCTTTAGTCACGGCTAAGAAACGGTCGTTCATCCGCGTCTCGAACTGCGAGACCAGGATGCGGCCAAATCCAGCAACCAGCCCCGCGAAGGCCAGAAAAAGGACGATTGCGTTCGTCGTGCTGATCGAAATCATTGCTTCCCTCGGCACAGCCTTGCGTGTTCATGGGCACAGGCCGCGCAGCGGCTGGTCTTCCCGAGCGCCTGCAGGCGCTCGGGCTCTATCTCGGCATCGCAGTCGATGCACTGCCGCTCGACCGCCGGGTCGCGCGGCTCGAACGACGCAGCGATACGCGCACGTGCCGCGGCGATCGCGTCGTCGGTGAACTGCTGGGCGGCTTCCTGACCGCGCTCGACGTCATCGATCATTCGTCACCTTGGCGGCTTCCAGGCGCAGCTCCTGGGCGCAGGCCCGGCGCTCACGGGCGCGCAGGTCGAGCATCGTGCGCTCCTTGGCCGAGTGCTCCAGGTTGCGGGACTGGCGCTCCAGCTCGTAGGCCAGGCCGTCCATGCGGGCGGCCATCGTTTCGAGCACGTCTCGCTTATTGCGCGCCATCGCCGCCTCCGAGCAGGGCGGCCCGCGCGCGGTCCGCGTTGCACTGCTGCACCACGCCGCGCCAGGCGGGGATCGTCGCCAGGCCGTCGAGCGCGCAGACCGCCGGTGCGCCGCCGACCCGGCATTGCGCGGGCGGCGGTGCCGGCTCGGCGAGCGGATCGGTCAGCACGCGCGGGACGGGCCGGTAGTCAATCACCGGGTACTCCACCGTCAGCACGCGCACCGGCGCGGGACGTATCGGCTTGAGGCCACAGCCGGTCAGCCACAGCAGTGCACACAGGCAGAGCAGCGAGAGGGGCGCAGGACGGATCATGTGCGGTGCCTTTGATCTGGTTCGTGAGCCGCGCGACTTCAGCGGCAAGGGTGGCGTTCGCCTCGATGCGAGCATCGAGCTCGTCGTCGGCGAGCTCGCGGAACTGTTCGTGTCGCGCGCGGATTTCGGCCAGGCGCGTTTCGAGCAACGCGATCGCCTTGAGCTGGCTGTCGGCCGCCGCTGCGAAGCTGCCGCTCGCGCTGGTCACCGCGGCATTCGCCTGCGCGACCGCCTCGGCGTCCTGCGCGCCGCGCCAGGCGTAGCCGATGCCGCCGGAGAGCAGTACGACGGCCAGACCGAGCAGCGCTTCGACGGCAAGCCGAATCATGGGCAGACCGCCACACCGGGCCAGCCGGCAGCGATGTAGGCCGGCTCCAGCACCAGCAGGATGCGGCGCACATACGCGCGGTTCTCATCCCGCGCCCAGCGGGCGCGGGATGTGTGGAGTTCGACGTGCCCAAACCAGCGGGCAGAATCGGCTCCCTTTGCCGACGCCAGCGTTCGGTCACGTCGGGTCCAGCCCTCACCGCCGTTGTAGGCGCTCAGCGCGAAGGCCCAACGGTCGCAGGCGGTTGCACCTGGTGCGCGCGACCACAGGTAGTGGTCGTAGCAGACCATCGCCCGAATCGACCAATTGGGGTCCCAAGGGTCGGGCTCTCCAACGCTCGGGCAGACGTCCGGCAACCAGCGCGCCGTTGCTGGCGTGAACTGCGACAGGCCCTGCGCGTAGGGGCTTTCCGCCTCCGGCTCCCAGCCGGACTCCGTGTGAATCTGGCCGGCGAACCGTGCGATCGGCGCCTTGAGGCCGAACAGCGCGCCGGCCTCGCGCTCCAGGCGGATGCGGTACGTAGCCGAAGCCGGCGGAATCCGGACCTGCGCGACGGGGTCGGGCAGTGCCGGCCCCGCGATCGCTTCGCGGTAGATCAGCGCCGCGAGCGCGATCAGCGCGACGAAGACGAGGCAGACGCGCGCGAACTGCTTCACGGCAGCAACGCCCCGGCCACGATCGATGCGGCGACGATCCATGCCTTGAGCTTCCACAGCGTTCCCTCGACGATGCCGGGATCGCCCGGCGGCGCGTACGAGCGGAACAGCTGCTTGCACAGCCAGGCTCCCGCGAAGGCGAACAGCGCGAGCTTGCTGATGCCCCACAGCGCGAGACCGATCTTCACCGGTGCGCTGAAGGCGACGAAAGCGAACGTAGCGAGGAACAGCAAGAAGATCGGCTGTGCATCGATCAGCGCGCGCAGCCGCAGGAACAGGTCTTTCATGACGCCTCCGGATCGGACTAGACGGTTGCGCAGCCCGATGCTGCGCACGCCGACCGGAGTGTCCGGATCAAGCGATGAAAGGTCTTGGGGCCGCGTTCACAGGACGCGGCGTCGCGCGCGCGCGAGCATGCGCGAATGAGCGTTGCGATCTGTCATCGGAAGCGCCGGCACAAGAGCGAAAGTGACGCCTTGGCGTCAGCCGCGCGGTGCGCGGGGAAGTTCAACGTGCGGCGGCTACGGGTCTACCGGTGCCCGCATTGCCGAGGCTTTCATTTGACGTCCATGCCGGCACGCGATGTAGGAAATTTCGTACTCGCGGACGTGTCGCCCGACGCCATATCAACGCGTCGACTTCGACACTCGCACCAGCGCGTTCACACGCAGTAGCGCAAGCTGTTCTTCGGGCAACACCTTGCCGTTGATAGACAGCAATGAGATATGACCGCCCTCAGTCATGCAGGATGCGGTCTGATCTACTGCTGCACCGAAGCCGTTCGTGAACGCAAGGCCATCGCCGTGGTTCCAGTCGTAGCGATGCTTCGTCTGGGAGCGCGCTGTCGGATTCACTCGCGGCACCTTCGCGGTGCTCGGATTCTTTGCCGTCAACTTCAGAGCTTCCGCGCAGACGCGGAATGCCAAATCGACGTCTTGGTCGAGGGCAGTATCCGGCTGCTGGCACCCACTCAGCGTGGTCGCGACAAGTACGCTGACACTCAACCACCAGCCTGAAGTGCTCATGACTTTTCCCCGGTCTGTATCTGGTTCCTGACTGATTCGATCGGATCAGCCCCCTCCGCCAGGAGTTGAGCTATGCGGCTAATCGTGGCGCGCCTGTCGGGATCGCATTTCGCCCAATTCGCGATCAGCGCAGAGGCCTCGTCGGACTCCATTGCCGCGAGTAACGAATCACGTAGCTGTGCGGCCTCTTCGCGCGATGTAGTGACAGATGCTGCCGTCTGCGTGGCATACCTGATGCGCGATAGCTGCAACGCGAACTCACGCGGCTCTCCCGTGATGACGTAGCCGACGTCCACCCCTGCCGAAGCGATCCTCGACAGGTATGCAACGTCCGGCTTCCGCGCGTCCGACTCGTAGTGGATCTGGGCGCCCCTCAGCACGCCACCCTTCTCGGCGAGCTCCGCTTGGCTAAGACCCAAGCGCAGACGTTCCCTCTTGAGCCGCTCCCCCGGAGTATTCATTCGCGTACTAGTCCAGTTGACATGTACGCATTTGCGTACATATGATTGTTCCCGCCGTAGCTGATGCGGCTTGCCAACACCCGAACAGGATACAGCCAATGACCGCAATCGAACCCGGTCGCGACCTCCTGCTTGCCGTCAAAGCCGGCTTCGTCCGGCAGGGGACAACGCTCACGCGCTGGTCGCGTGAAAACGGCACGCATATCTCCAACACGCGCAACGCGCTGCTGGGTGCCTGGAACGGCCCAAAGGGCCAGGCAATGCGCCGCAAGGTCATCAAGGCCGCCGGCCTCAAGGTGGCGGCATGAGCGGCCAGAAGCTGGTGGATGTGCTGCGCCGCGACGTGCGCCACGCGCTGCGCGATTGCCGCTTGAATCGCTCATACGACCGCATGCGCAGGGAGCGACCCGCGGAGTACGCGGCGTCGCGGGGGTACACCTATCACCCGTGGGAAGCCCTTGCCGAACGTCAACGCGACCTGGTCGTTCTGCGCCGCCAGTTGCGCGACGCCAGGCGCGGAGCCGACGCATGAGCGCCCCCGCCCAAGCCGGCACGCGCCGCGCCTTCCGCCTCATCTTCGCGCTCAAGGGCCACGCCTTCGACGGCCTGCGCCTCAAGCAGCTCGCGGACGCCGTCCAGCAGTCGCCGGGAACCACGCTGCGCGACCTGGACGTCCTGGCCGACGAGGGCCTGGCCGAGCGCATGCCCGGCGACAAAGACCGCTGGCGGCTGACCCCCCGAATCATCCAGCTCGCGCTGGCCCACCAAGCCGAGCTGGCAACGGTCCAGGCGCGCCTGGACGAAACCACGCGGCGCTACTCGCGCCCGATCTGACCCACGAGGAGCCCGATCACATGGCACGCAAGAAACTGGAACCCGCGACGCAGGTCGTCGTCGCGGAGCTGAGCACCACACCGGCCGCCACGGCGGCCCAGGAGGCCGAACTGCGGCAGCGCCAAGAGCTGGTCGTCGAGCGCTTCGGCGGCGGACTGCCTTGGCATCCCGATCACTACGAAGCCGCCATCCGCGGCGAGCTGCGCCGCGGATGCGAATCCTTCCTCCGTGCCGGGCGCCTCCTGGTCGTGGCACGCGAGTGCGCGGCCTACGGCGAATGGGACGGCATCCTGGACCGCCTGGGCATGGCGCGGGATCAGGCGTGGCGCATGATGGAGGCCGCGCGCCGGATCGCAGCTCTCCCAAATGTTGCGTCAACTCAACATTTGCTCGCCGCGGCGGACAGCCAGACCAAGCTGATCGAGCTGCTCAGCCTGCCGCCGGAACAGTTTGCGGAGCTCGCCGAGAAGGGCGAGACGCACGGCCTGGACCTGGACGACGTCGAGCAGCTCTCGGTCAAGGAGCTGCGCGCCAAGCTGCGCGAGGCTCGCGCGGACATGGCCGCCAAGGACGAGCGCGCGGAAAAGCGGGAGCGCGAAATCGAGCGCAAGACCGCAGAAATCGCAAAGCTCAAGCGCGCGGCGAAGGCCGCGACGCCCGACGAAGTCGGCAACGCGCTGCTGGCGGACCTAACCGGCGAAGTCCTCGGCCTGCAGGGCGCGATCCTGGCCGATGATGGCGAGGCCACAAGCCTCAAGACGCGCGTCCGCGCAGTCGTCGAGTACGCCCAGGAGCAGGGCGCCGACGTCATGCCCTACCTCGCCGGCGTGTTTGCCCAGCTTGAGCGGCAGCTTTGGGCTGTGCGCGACGAGTTCGGCATCCCGCAGGTCGCCGCGGGCGACCCGCACGTCGAAGCCAAGCTGACGCTCGGCGAGGGCTGATCGATGGCCGCCGCGAACCCCGTCATCGACGACGTGCTGCGCACGGCAGCGCAGCGCATGCATGCCACGCCGCACGGCGGCCGGCGCGCGATCGCGATCGAGGCCGCGGAGCGCACCGGCCTGTCCATCGCGACGGTCTACCGCCGCCTGACCGCACTTCTGCCGCGGACGAGCACGGTCTCCGCGAGCGGCGAGATTCGCGCCGGCCGCAAGCAGCGCAGCGACGCCGGTTCTTCGGCGCTCACCGCCGACGAAGCACGCATCATCAGCACGTACCTCTCCGAGACGGTTCGCGGCACCGAGAAGCAGCTGGCCGCGCTTCAAAACGCCGTCACCGAGTTGCGGACGAACGGCCTCATCAACGCTGGCCGCGTGAACCCGGACACAGGCGAGTTCATCCCGATGTCCGTCAGCGCGATCAACCGCGCGCTCAAAGTCCACCGCTTCCACCCGGATCAGCTGCGCCAGCCGGCGCCCAAGGTCGAGCTCGCGAGCGAGCATCCCAACCACGCATGGCAGATCGACCCGTCGCTGTGCGTGCTGTACTACCTCAAGCGCGAGGCCGGCTTGCGCGTCATGCCGGCTAACGAGTTCTACGACGGCAAGCCCAAGAACCTGGCGCGGATCGCGAACGAGCGCGTGTGGCGCTACGTCCACGTCGATCACGCCACGGGCGCTTTCTACGTCGAGTACGTGCTCGGTGCGGAGTCCGGGCAGAACCTGTGCGACACGTTCATCGCCGCGATGCAGCCGCGCGGCGCGCATGACCCGTTCCACGGCGTGCCGCGCATGGTCATGGTTGATCCAGGCAGCGCCAACACCGGCGCGATGTTCAACAACCTCTGCGACGCGCTCGGAGTTGCGGTGTGGATCAACCAGCCCGGGCAGCCCTGGGCGAAGGGCAGCGTCGAGAAGCACAACGACATCATCGAGCGCGAGTTCGAGCACCGCCTGCGGTTTCATCGCGTCGGGTCACTGGCCGAGCTCAATGCCGCGGCCTGGCGTTGGATGCGAGGCTTCAACGCCCGCGCGATACACACGCGCACGCAGACCACGCGCTACGCCGCGTGGATGACGATCAAGCCCGACCAGCTGCGTATCGCGCCCGAGGCTGCGGTCTGTCGCCGGCTCGCGGTCGCCGCGCCCGAGGAGCGCACGGTTAACGTGTTCCTGCGCGTCAGCTACCGCGGCGCGCAGTACGACGTGTCGAGCGTGCCGGGCGTGATCGTCGGCCAGAAGCTGCGCTTGACGCGCTGCGCCTGGTCGGACGATGACAGCGCGCACGTGCTCGGCGTCGACGCTGACGGCCGCCGCACGCACTACGTCGTGCCGCGGCTGGCCCGCGGCGCGTACGGCTTCACCGAAGGCAGCGTGACGATCGGCGATTACCGCGCGCATGCGGCGACGCCGGCCGACGTCAACCGCGCGGCGGTCGAGCGCACGGCGATGAGCGCGGCAACAGACGCCGAGGCCGCGGAGCGCCGCAAGGCCAAGGCACTGCCGTTCGACGGTCAGCTCGACCCGTATCGCGGACTGGAAGCGATGCCCGAGGTTGCGCACCTGCCACGCGCCGGAACGCCGATCAGCGTCGACGCACCAGTGATCGTCGACGGCCCGACGACGGACGTCGCCGCGATGCTTTCGCGCCAGCGCGACACGGTCTACCTGACGACGATCGAGGCCGCGCTGCGCCTGCGCGCGATTGTCGGCAGCGCCGGCGGCACCTGGTCGCCGGACTACCTGCCGCGCATCGAGACCCGCTTCGCCGGGCGGGTGCCGGAGGACCAACTCAGCGACATCGCCGCGTGGCTCGCCGAGCGGCCGACGAACGTGCGTGCCATCGGAGGTGCAGTTTGAGCAGGAACCAGAACCGAAAGCCGCATGACATGACCACGACGGAGCTGGCGATGCGCGCTGTTCTCATCGTGCAACGACATGCCGGTCGTCGGACCTTCCTACTTGCTGACATCGCGCGCGAGCTCTCCGATCGATTCGGCACGCACCGGGCAACAGGCTTCCGGCACGCGCGGACTGCGCTTGACGTCCTCGGCATCCACTACGAGCGCGATGCGGCCGATTTGCATCTACAGGTTCGGCGCCCGCAGCTGCCGGAGAGGTCGCGATGAGCCTGCGCCTCAAGTCCATGCTCGCCGAGATCGGGCTGCGGCAGTCTGCCGTTGCCGATGCGGCCGGCATCACGCGGCCGGCGCTGAACGGCTTCCTCAACCACGGACATCTTCCGCTCGGCGTGGATCGCACGGCCATCGAGCGGCGCATCACCGACTTCGTGCGCGCTGCCGGCGGCGACGCCGCCGGGCTGTTCACCCCTGAAAAAGCGACGCCGTCGCGCGGCAACGCGACGGCGTCAGATCCCAAGCCGACCCTCAATGACCAGCAGGAGACCGCCGAAATGCTACTACGTAAGCACGTCATTACCCAAGCCGCCCGCCGCCACTTCGAGCTTTCGCGCGACCCTCTCGCCGATGTTCGGGCGGTTGAGGACGTCTTCTTGTCCACCGACATCCGCTACGTCCGCGAGGCGATGTGGGACGCCGTCCGCCACGGCGGATTCATGGGCATCGTCGGCGAAAGCGGTGCCGGCAAATCGACGCTCCGTAAGGAGCTGATGGAGCGCATCCAGCGGGAGAAGCTGCCGGTACACGTCATCGAGCCATACGTGCTCGCGATGGAGGACAACGACACCCGCGGAAAGACGCTCAAATCGCAGCACATCGCCGACGCCATCATGGCGACGGTCGCGCCGCTGGAGCCGGTGCGTTCGTCGCAGGACGCGCGGTTCCGTCAACTGCACAAGACACTGCGCGAATCGAGCCGCGCGGGCTTCCAGCACACGCTGCTGATCGAAGAGGCTCACTCTCTGCCGATCCCGACGCTGAAGCACCTTAAGCGCTTCTTGGAGCTGGAGCACGGCCTGCGGCCCCTGCTGTCCATCATCCTGCTCGGGCAGCCGGAGCTCGCGCTCAAGCTCAACGAGAACGACCCCAACGTGCGCGAAGTCGTGCAGCGCATCGAGCTTGTGACGTTGCAGCCGCTGAACGCCGATCTGGAGGCGTACCTCAAGCATCGCTTCGAGCGGGCCGGCACACCGATCGCGCGCGTGCTCGACACCGGCGCGGTCGAGGCGATTCGCGTGCGCCTGGCGACCGACCAAAAGCAGGACTCGCGGAATGCGAGTTCGCTGCTCTACCCGCAGGCCGTGAACAACGTCCTCGCCGCAGCGATCAACATCGCCGCCGAGCTCGGCCTGCCGCGCGTCAGCGCGGACGTCGTGAAGGGGGTGTGACATGGCCGACACCGGCTACCGCTCACGCGCAAGGGACGTCGTGCCGCGTTGGCGCACGATTCCGCTGCTCTGCATGCTGCCTGTCGTGTTCGTACTCGGCCGCTGCTCGGGGCCGGCCTCGACGCTGGTCTCCGATGCCGGCCCCGCGGTGCCGACACCGGCGGCGGCGGCGGCGAAGCTCGTCAGGTTCGACGACGCGGGCGCTTCCTGCTGGGTAGCGCTCGATGCTGACGACCAGCCGGTCGCCGTGACCTGCCTGCCTTCGCTCCTGCCCGACCCGACGCACGCGATGACTAGGGCTCCGAGCAGCCTGTACGCGCGGGTGACGCCGTGAGCGCCACTGTAGCCCTGCCAATGCTCGCCGGCAACGACGTGGTCAAGGCCGGCCTGTGCAAGGCGCTGGGCGCGCTGTACGCGCTCAACGACACCGGCGCAACGGTGCTCGACGTGCAGATCGACGGCGGCATCGCCGTGCTGCGCGTCGATCGACCGCCGCCGCAGGTCGGCGTGGTGTCGCGCGTGACGCGGCGGATCGGCCGCGACCATGAGCGGCTCTGCATGGCGAAGTTCCTCGGCGCGCGCATCGAATGGACCGAGCAGCTGGAGGCGCGCCCATGGCCCACCTGATCGACGACGAGGACGAGCTGCCGCCCTGCGTGGGCGAGCGGTACCGAGACACCCTGCGCGACATCTGCACGCGCGCCCAGCCAACAAGGAGCATCGAAATGAATAAGCCCGTACCGGACGGCTTCCGCGAGGACACCCAGGGGCGCCTGGTCGCGGAGACCATGATTAAGCCGATCGACCTGGCCCGCGACCAGCTCGTCGCGGAACTGGTCAAGGGCGCGCGCAATGCCCGGGACACGCTCCGAAACTACAAGAGCCGGGCCTTCGGCGACATCGAGGCATTCGTTGCTCTCAGCGCCGAGCAGTATGGCGTCTCCCTCGGCGGCCAGAAGGGCAACGTCTCGCTGCTCTCGTTCGACGGCCGCTACAAGGTGGTGCGCGCGATCGCTGAAAGCATCGTGTTCGATGAGCGCCTGCAGGCGGCAAAGGAGCTGATCGACGAGTGCCTTCGTGACTGGACCGAAGGTGCGCGTGCGGAGCTCCGCACGTTGATCGCTGACGCATTCCGCGTCGACCAGCAGGGCAACATCCGCACGGGCAGCGTGCTGGCGTTGCGGCGCCTTGATATTGCTGACGACCGCTGGCAGCGGGCCATGCTGGCGATCAGTGAGGCCGTGCAGGTCGTCGGCAGCAAAAGCTACGTCCGCGTGTACGAGCGCGACGATGCCACCGGCGAGTACCGCCCGATCGCTCTCGACATCGCGGGAGCCTGACATGCGCACGAACGAGGTTTGCTTCCACGTGGACGGCCTGACGCAACGTGCGTACGCCATGGCTGACGAGGCCGCGCTCAACGATCTGGTCGGGCTCGGCATCGAGCATGAGGAGACGCGCGACTTCGGACTCAGCCACGACGCAGGCGGCGAAGTCGAGACGCTGGCCGACGCCGGCCTGGCGCTTCGCATGGCGATCGACTGGCTGCTCATGCGCGGCCTGGCCGAGCTGCGCACTGAGGCGAGCGGCGCGCATCGCGTCCGGCTGCTCGACGCGCGATGCGCCGAGGCGACGCGGCCGCCGTCGTTCGGCCCGTGGCTGACGCCAGGCGTCGATCCGGACCCACCGGCCGATGCGTTCGTCCTGTTCGATCTTTCCGGCTGTTGCCAACACGTCGTCGGCATGAGCTGGGGGACGATGTACAGCGAGCTCGGCGTTGCCAACTACCCGCGTCCGCGTCGTTTCTGCCTGCCCGTGGAGGTCAAGTGATGCGTGCCTTGGTCTTGGTTTTCATGCTGTTCGCGACGTCGTCGGCAAGCGCCGCTGGCGTCGCCGTGTACCGCGACGCGTACATCGAGTCGTGGACCGGCTGCCAGCTCACGGCGCACACGTTCTACGCGCCGACGAGCACCGGGGTCGTGATGATCGACTGCGCGATCGACCCGACCGTGCTCGCGTACGGCTATCGGCCGCCCCGCACCGATGGACACGTCGTGCTGCACGTTACGCGCGGCGGGTTCCACATCGGCGGCTACGCCGAGTGCGGCCTGGTGCTGTTCGACCAGTTGCCGGACGACGAGCCGTTCGTCGCTCTCGACTGTCGGCGGAACCGGTTCACAACCGCCGGAGGCGCGCCATGGAACTGACGCGCGAGTACCTGCAAGGCTTGGCCGATTACTTCGACCAGATTGCGCCGCAGTGGGAAGGGCCGGACGGAGCGCAGACGCCCGGCACGGACCTGTGTTGGCAGATTCGGCAGCAGCTGATCCGGCTTTCGGTCGAGCCGATGGCGGCGGACGCGGTAGGCGTGCCGCCTTTCCTGCCGAAGGGCGGTCTCCCGCCGGCCGAGGCGAGCGATGTTTCCGAGGTCACTGGGCATCTAGTCCAGCTGCTGCGCCGGCGCGACGCTGCCGGTCGCAAGAAGTACGGCACCAGCCTGGACCGGCGCGACCTTTCGCTGCCGGCCTGGCTCGACCACATGACGGAAGAGCTGCTCGACGCCGCCGGCTACGCGCAGGCCGCGAAGCGCACGTTCGCGCTCGAACTGGTCACCGTTCCATCGGTCCCCGTGGTTGTCACCGCACTGCTGCTCGTCGCCGACACAGACCCAACCGAAGCGGTCGTCGCCACATGGTCGCCGGAGCAGCGAATTGAAGCGTACCAGTGGGCGATGGCGGTCCATTTCAGTGCCAGCGACAACGACAACGTCGTCGTTCCGCCGCGGCCCGATTTCATCCCACGCGAGGTCGAGACCGATGTCAACCGCTGAAAAGAAGCGATTCATATTCGCGACCGGCATGGACCTGACCGTGGCGCTTGATGTAGACCTCTCGAAGCTCACGGCTGAGCTCGCTCATGAGATCAATCGCTTCTGGACGGGAGCCGACGCGGTGCTGGCCGCCGCCGATGATGATCCCATCGAAGCCGCGGCGCGCCGTGCCGCGTTGGTCTTCCTCCAGCACTATCTCGCGTACGAGAGCATCGAGCTCGCGCAGCGTGAGCTGGACGAGTCCGAGGGCTGGCCGCCGGATCGAGCTCACGGGATCACCCTCGCTTGGTGTGACGTTCCGAGTTTCGACGCTGCGGACCTGGAGCGTGTCCGGCCATGAGCACGACCCGCGCAAAATCATCCGGCGTGCCCGATGGCGTCGACGTGCCGCTCAGAGCCAACGAGTACCTCTTCGCGAACGACCTATGGCTGGTCGTGTTGAAGGGGCTCCGCGACGGGCGGACGTTCACCCGATTCACCCTGGACCCGGTCCGCGGACAGGCCGCGGCGGTGATCGAGTTCGAGCTGCGTGTGTCGCGCATCGGGTCGCAGCGCATTCCGCGCCTCAAGGGCCGGGAGCGCGGGAAATGAGCGCCCGAACCAAGAGCCCCAAGGTCGTGTCTGCCGCCGCCGCGCGGCGCCGTCAGCAGATCACTGCGATCCACGTCGGCCGCACGCAGTTGCGCATTGACGAGGACACCTATCGGGCGCTGCTGCGGCGCGTTTCCGTCGCGCACGGCGATGCGTGTGACAGCAGCGCGGACATGACGCCGTCGCAGCGAAGTGCGGTCATCGAGGAGCTGCGCAGCAAGGGCGCGGATATCGACGACGACCCACAGCCGCGGTCGGGAAAGCGCTACCCCGGCAAGCCGCGGAACTTCGCCCAGCTTCCGGACGAGATTGCCAAGATCGAGGCGCAGCTGGCGAGCATGGGCTTGGCCTGGGCGTACGCGGACGCGATCGCAAAGCGCATGTTCGGCGTCCCGTTCGTTGCGTGGTGCAAAAAAGACCAGCTGCGCGCGATCGTCGCCGCGCTCGATGTCGAGCAGATCAAGCGCGCGCAGACCGCCGAGTTCGACCGGCTCACGGCCGCGCTCAAGCTCCGTTGTCGCGACATCGACGCGATGACCAGCGACCTGCCGCGCTGGTGGAGGCGTTCGCGCGCGCTGATGGAGCGCATCAACGAGCGCCTACGCGAGCGACTGATACAGGAGGACATGGCATGAGCGCGCAGAAGCCGGTGGATGTCGAGGCCATCAAACGCCGCGTCGAAGATGCCCTTGGGGCTAACCGGCGGGCCAAACTATTTGCCCTGGATGTCGTCCAGTCGATGGCGGCCGAACTGATCGAGCGCCGGGCTCGCGATGCCGCCGTCGATGACCTGATCGCGGCGGCCAAGACGATCAGGCGTCCGGCCGCCGAGCTGGCGAACAACGCCGCTTGCGACGGCGGCTACATCTGCCGAGGGGCGATTGCGCGGCACGCGTCCGGTGAGGTTGGCCCCGACTATGTCGGCCAGGTCGAGACCGCGCTGCAGCGCATTGACGCCGCGCTCGCCGGCGTGCGCGAAGGGTCGTAGTCATGCATCCCGAGGAAATCGCGGAGCGTAAGCGGGCATGGCAAGCGATCTGGCGCAATCGCTTTGCAGACGAGGTCGCGCAGATGGCGCCGAATCGCCAGGGCCGCGTCCACGACATGCTGAAAAGCGCCTTCTTCGCCGGCACGAACCACGAGCGGCGTAAGCACGAGCCCGTACAGGTCGGAGGCGTCGACTGATGTCGCTCACGACGACGTGCTGCCACTGCGGCGCGCGGCAGCCACTGGCTGCCGGCTTTGCGGAGGACGACGGCAAGCGCTTCGGAGCGGCCATGGGCCGGCTGCCGCCGCCGGTCGCGCGTGCCGTCGTGGGCTACCTGGGTCTGTTCAAGCCGCCTAAGACGGAGCTCCGCCTTTCCCGCGCGACCAAGCTCGTCGCGGCGCTGGCGGCGCTGATCGAGGAAGGCACGGTTTGCGCAGACGAGCGATCCAAGATTCGGCGCGCCGCGCCGCCAGCCGCGTGGGTCGCCGGCATCGAGCAGATGGTCGCGCGGCCGCCGTCTGGTCTCCCGCTCGACAATCACAACTACCTGCGCGTCGTCGTGTTCGACCTGGCCGGCCAGGACGCCGGAAACGCACACGGAGCGCGCGCAGGAGCGCCTACAGCGCCGACCGGCACCCGTGCCGGCCCGAGCCCCGAGGCGCCGCGAGAAGACCCGCTACAAGCCGCCCTGGCGCATCTGCGCATGCTCCGGGACTACCAGCAGATCGACCAGGCCGAGTACGACCGCCGGTGCGCGGAAGAGAGGGCCAAGCATGTCCGGTGACATGGCAATTCGTCGGGCCGAGCTGCTCGATGACCTCGCCGCGCAAGCCGCGCAGCTGTTGACCGACGTCCTGCCCGGCACGCCGAAGGACAAGGCCGAGCAGCTGGGCGGGATGATCGCGGATCACTTCGCAGAGCATTGGGGCGGACAGGTCATCAGCTACCCGAAGGACTACGCGTACAAGCTCGCCGGCCGCGATCGGGAAATGTTGGAAGCGCACCGGCGGGGCGCCACCGTCGCCGAGCTCGCCGACCGCAGCGGCATGAGCGAGCGCGGCGTCCGCAAGCTCCTGGCCCGCGCCCGCCTCCGCGACGTCAACCTCTACCAGGCCCGGCTGTTCGACTAGTGTTGACTGCGCCTAAATCTAGGCGCAATCTATATCCAGGGATGGCCAACCGGGCCGCCCACGCAGGCTAGAGGAGCCTATCCATGACGTACTCGATAATCGACGTTGAGACGGACGCAGTCGAGTCCACCCACAAGAGTCTGCGGGCGGCTCTGCGGCATTTTGATGAGCAAAGCGAGCTAACGGAGTACCGCGACGGCAAGGATGTCGTGCGCAGCACGATGTTCAGCCGGCACCACAGCATCGTAGACGATTCGACCGGCGAGCCGGTGCGGTCCAACGACCACGACGCTATTTTCGCTTCGCTGCTCGCGCGGGTCGGGCAAGCGCTCTATGGCGACAGGTGGCAATCCGACCTCGCTCGGGCGTTGTCGGTAGGCGATCGGCGGGTCCGCGAGTGGGCGGCGTGTGATCGGAGCATTCCGGAAGGGATTTGGGACGATCTCGCCCGCCTGCTGCGCGATCGCTCGAAGCAGTGCAGCGCGCTCGTTGGCGAACTGCTGTGATGGAGACGACGATGGAGATCGTAGTTACCGAGCGCACTTACAACGGCCTACCTGCCAAGGTTCAGTCCGCGGATGGACGGTATACCTACTTTCACGGTGCTGACGACTATGTCATGGACACCGTTGCCGATCGGGCGATCTTCTACGCGCGCTACTTGCGCAACGATGAGCCGGGCGGCGATCCGCTGCCAGAGTCCGTCTTTGCCGACGTGCGCGCCTTCCGCGCGGCGATAGCAGCCGATAAGGCCGTTTCAACGGAGGCGATCGAACGACGGGAGCGGGAGCGACACAAAGCCGACGAGGCGAATCGGTACCGGTATCGTCCGGACGTCAGTGATCCCGCTGAGCGGTTGCGCCTTGAGCGCGAGCACGATGCTCGGTACAACGAGGGCGGCGAAGGCTACAACCCCTGGCGCGACCTCTACTAGAGGCGCGCTAGGCTGGCGACGGACCTGCCGGCAAATGTTGCGTCATCCGCAACATTCTTTCCGGCCCATCCCGTGATGACCCGCTGAAACCCGGCTCTTCCCGGCATTTTTCGCACTTCTCCCCTATATTTATCTCACCTGGGATCAGCTGGAGAACGAACCGGAGGCTCGCAGCTTCATGAACTACCCGTCACTGGTCGCGGGCGGCCAGGCGGCGTTCTTCTCCGATTTCCGCTTTCGCTTCAGCGACGAAGAACTGGTGTTCATG